ATGAATCATCAAAGTTCAACTTGACCTACAAGATGTTGGAAAACGCCTCAAAGTTCAAATACTTTAAGCCATGCATCAAGCACTATCTAAGTGACCACATAAGAAGTCGCCTTGCAATGGTCCAAGCGCCAGAGTGGGAGATTGCAACGTTTCTTCCAACTGCAGACTTCCAGAAAGCAACAACACGTCAAGTGTATAAAGATTCAAGGGCTATGATGTAATGGTCAATACTATTGAACAATTCAAGAGTGTGGTTTCTAAGAGACATGGTATGGCGCAAGCCAATATGTTTCAGGTTATCCTACCACCAATTCCAGGATCAGCTATCTCTGCAAATGAAATTAACATCTTATGCTCATCCGCAACACTGCCTGGCAGACAAATTCAATCTGTCGATAGACTGATTGGCACTGTTAGCGAAAAAGTTGCAACCGGTTCTGTTACCGATGATGTGACGTTCTCATTTAGAGTGTTAAATGATTATGGAATCAGAAAGTACTTTGAGACCTGGCAGAACATCGCCTACAATCCAAATACCCGCGAGATTGGTTACAAAAGCGACTACCGCAAGCAAGTTGTCGTTAATCAGCTAAAAAAGGGCCAAGGGTTTCCACTTATAGATGCGTCAACAACACTGTTTCCCAAAAGCCCGTTTCCTATCAATGTAAACCTAGACGTCAATCTAGTGTCACCAGCTTCAATTGTATATGAATGCAAATTGTTTGAAGCATGGCCAATTAACATGGACACTGTTACATTAAACAATGATCAAGATGGTTTGATTGAAATTACAGTTCAATTAGCTTATACAAGATGGTCTTCGAGATATATTAATTAAGGATTTTTGAATGGCACTACCTAAGATAAATGATGTACCAAAGTATGAATTGGTAATACCGTCAACAAAGCAAGCAGTTAAGTTTAGACCTTTCCTCGTAAAAGAGCAAAAGGTTCTATTGATGGCAATGGAATCGCAAGACTCAAAACAAATTGTAAATGCTATCACTGACACAATTAAAGTGTGTTTGTTATCAGACACAGACTTCAACAAATTAACATCGTTTGATGTAGAGTATCTGTTTATTCAGATAAGAGCAAAGTCTGTTGGTGAAAGATCTAACATTTCCCTATTGTGTCAACAATGTGACGAGTCTACAGAAGTTGTGGTTAATCTTGAGAAGATTGTTGTTGACGTTCCAAAGACGGCAATGTCTGTTAAGTTAAATGATCAATACACCCTGAAACTTAGATACCCAACATACACATCAATGCTACAAAATGAGATTATCAGTCAAGCCAAATCTGCAACTGAAATGATATATCAGCTGATTGTAGTTTGCCTAGATTCATTACAATCGCAGGAAATTAATATTAAGTTTGATGACGAGCCTCGCGATGAAGTTACAAAGTTTCTTGAGGGTTTAACATCTCAGCAATTTGATCAACTTGTTAGCTTTGTGCAAAACAGTCCTAAGTTGACGCACACAATTAATTTTGATTGTAAACACTGCAAACACCCCAATACCGTTACCCTTGAGGGTATCCAAGATTTTTTTTAATATGCCTCTCTCACGACACATTAGTTAACTTCTATACGACAAACTTTAGACTAATGCAAGACCACAAATATTCGTTAGACAACATTGAGAATATGATACCTTGGGAGAGGGAAATTTACATTACACTACTACTACAAGATCTAAAAGAACAAGAAGAACTCGCTAAAAGAGGATAACTGTAATGGCAACGCTAGCTGATATCAATGCAACACTACAAATGCAAACCGAGGCAATCGGTCGGCAAGCGGATGCTGTCACCAAGTCTAATGAGATTCTTGACACCGTTAGACAACGAATTTCTGATATGTTGACAGTTCAACAAAATGATCAAAAGGAAAGACGTAGGTCTGATGAACGCGCGAGGAAAACAGGCATTGAGAATAAGCGCGAAACCGCAAAAACATCCCTTCCAAAAGGTTTTATGTCTGGCTTTGCGCAGGGTACTGGATTTAGTTGGTTATCAGATTTTATGTCAAATACGTTAGGTAATTTGTTTGGAACAGGCGGATCACTTCTAGGAAAATTGACTGGGGCAATTGGCTTAGCTGCTGGAAAGCTAGCAATTTGGACTGTCGTTGGCACATTAATAGCAACCTACTTTGGCGACGAGTTAAAGGCCTTTTCAGACAATATTAAAGAATATACTGGTATAGACTTGGCTGCATTTATAGGTGAGAATCCACTTGTAGGATTTGCCTTAACAGCGTTGGGCGGTTCTGTTACTATGTCGCTAATATCTGGTCTTGGGAGTTTAGGATTTAGTGCAGCAAAAGCTCTTGGTGGACTAGCATTATCAAAAGTTGCAATCCCACTACTGTCGGCTGCTTATCCCAGAATGATAGCCCCAATTTTGTCACCGCTATTGGGTTTGTTAACTGGACCAGCTGGGTTAGCTGTATTGGTTGGTGCTGCAATTATTGGTTCAGCTGTTTTAATTGGCAACTACCTTGAAGAAAAACGAGGGGACTTTATTAAAGAAATTGACGGAGCCGTTTCGGATGGTATTGCAGAGATTAAGGGTGAAAAAGATGTAGCTGGACTGCGGAGCTTGGCTGTTAAACTCGGGTTATCGGATCCAACCAACACTAGTGAGAAATTACTTGGACTAGAACAGACATTATCTTCTTATAAGACATCCATCCGCATCGTTGGCCGCGGGCCCCTGTCGCCCGAAATGAAAGCTAAAAGCGAAACTGTTGATATGGCCCAGCTTGAGAGAAGTTTGGGTAAAGAAAATGCCGATCTAATCAGAGGGCAATTAGCGGCAATTAGTGAATCTATTAACACTCCAGGATTTTTAACTAGTCTATCCATTAATCAACTTAATCAATTAAAAGAAATATCAAAACTAGCTAACAACAAGACCAATATCCAACTAATTGAAAAAGCACTTGCTGCAAAAAAATACCTTACTGAGAACAGCAAAAGGGACATTACTAAGGGGTTCAATCCATATAACATGGTTGATTTGCCTAGTTATGTTGCTACTGGTGGTACCGAAGCTGCACTTTTAGGAAAGCTAAACAACTTCAATGAATTTGGAGTTGACCGAGACCGCCAGCGCACAAGTGCAACTGAAAGAGGGATATCCAAACCCACACCATCAACAGGTAACAGCCTTGGCCAAGCCGCGGCAAACGCTCGTATGTCCGTTCTCATTAACAACGCACCAACAATTAACAATATAACCAACAATAACGGTCTTGGCCAATCTTCTGTTATAATGATGCCAGTTGGTACAGTTGATCCCAACGGCAGACGATAAAAAAAGGCCCAACTTTCGCTGGGCCTCAACTTTAGCTAAATTAGCTAAAACTATTAACTCTGCGCAAGTTTTGCAAAGTAATCCATAGTTTCATCTGGTTCTGATGTATCACTCATTGAATAGTTCTCTGCAGTTTTCAATACAGGAGCATCCATAGTGTTGTCAAGAGTAGCGGTCTCACGAATCGTACGAGGCGCAGACTCACCAAGAACCATATTCAAACGCGCTTTCAACTCATCATAGCTCTTGAACGAAGCGGGATCGACCCACTCACCAATTGCGTGTTGTGAGTCATAGATGGTTTCCAACTGAGCTTCATCACCACCAAACAAAGCAGATTGCGCTTTGAAGTACGAAGCATCATACTTAGGCAGAGGCTTACCACCAACCAACTCTGAGCTGATCTTCAACACAAAGTCAGCACCTTCCCACATATCAAATGGGTTGAGAGGCTTCTCGTCAGGGAACTGAGGCTTCATCGCAGCAGTGATCTTATCAAAGATCTTCTTACCAAAGCGATACAATTTGACCTTACCTTCGTTCTCAGGATTCAGTTGATCTGAGATCACAAGGATGTTAGCAACGTAGCGCAGGTTGCGTGAACGCGAGCTAACCAGCTTACGCTGAGCAGAGCCTTCGCCACTCTCATTCCACATCTTCTGGTTCAATTCAGAAAGGGGATCATTCTGGCCGAGAGTCGTCAACGACTTCTCAATATACCATTGACCGGTAGGGCCTTTGAATGCGTGGTCCCAATAGCGGACCCAAGGAACAGTGTTCTCTTCTTTACCAGGAAGGAATCGAATCACAGCGTAGCCGTTACCAGCTTTGTCACGTGTAGGATTCCAGAAACGATCGTCCGTAGTACGATCACGTGCACCAGATGATTTCTCAGCATCATTGATTAGCTTCGAGAGGTCGGTGCCACCACGCTTTAGATTAGCAAAAGACATATTTTAATTCTCCGTATGTTTTGAATGTTTGAATGTTTAGTATAGAGCATTATATAGGGTTAGTCAATGGGTAATGTGTTCTGTCTAGGGAGAAAATTTAGCTTCATTGCTTCCGCTTGAATCTTGTCCTTGAGGATAGGAGTAATGAACTTGCGAACGTCTTCGATCTCAACTTCATTATCCTGACAGACGGTAATCACCGCATCCATGTATGTAGAGTTTGTCGACCTAACGACATCCTCAATCAGCTTTACGAACTTTTGTTTGGTTAGAAATTGCTTTTCTTCGATCATCGTCTTCCATTTCTTGTGTGTACAAGCCAATGTCAGCATACAACACACCGACAGTTCGCTTAGGGTGGCCATTAGCATAATATGCCATAGCACGACACACATACGTTACTTTGTTTTGTCCATTCTCTCCAAAGCGGAAGTCAAGGTAATGACCGCTACGAAGATAAGCCTCAAGGTTTGCAACGTATGACTCAACGTTCATATACTTTGCACGCTCTGAGGATTCTTTGGAGTCTTTCATCCCACGCATTGCACCCAACAGCTCTTTGTTGGTCTTGATCCACTGACGAACATTCTTCAAGCTGAATGTATCATCGTCAGGCAGATTGCGAACATCTGCATCGATCATGGCGTTCTGTGAAGGGCCTTTGGCCTCACGAGCAGCAGCAAGGCGAGCTACAGCAGCCGCCTTCTGCTCAGTAGTCAGCTTCCGTGATTGGTAAGATTTCTTCTTCGACGTCTTTGCAACCACACCCATCTGAGCAAGTGCATTCGACTTCTTCGCTGCTTTGGTCGCTTGAGCTTTCGCTACGCGAGCTGCGATCTGTTCCTTGGTCTGAGGCTGACGAGCCATTCACTTCTCCATCATATGTATCCGTTGGCATAATCAATATACCATACTTTGCATTAGAAGTCAACATTGTTTAAATCCTTAATAGGAATTAATTCAACGTCACCATCTTTAGCTCTACGAGTAGCAATGTAGCCATCCTTGATTAAATGATCGATTGTTGCTTCAATGACATTCTCATATTGTGATCGAAAGTGTTCGCGGTTAATAAGATAGCTGACGACAAAGATGCCGCCAGCTGTAACAATAGTGCCAAGTAGAGGGTCGATACCAAACATTTATAGTCCTCCGTTTAGTATTATTTAGGAGAACGAAATCACATTCTCTACGCGGAACGAGCGGAATTCCTGTTTGTTGACATCGAACGCACGAATCACATCATCAAGATATTCTTTGCCAGTCTTTGGCTGCTTATCCTCAGGAATAAACTGCATATTCAAGGTGCACTGCATATCACGCTCTTCACCGTTGATCTTCTTAAAGATCACTCGGCATTGACGTGTACGCAATTCAGTCATCATCTCATCGCGGGTCATTAAATTTCCTTTCAATCAAGTTTTCCAATTGTACGATCTTCTGATTGAGATCATACACAACATCTTCTAGTTTGTCAACGCGGAACAAAGCATTAGATAGCTTAGACTCCGTTTCAGATAGCCTGACTTGCAGGCGGGGAAGATCAATCCCACTCATTATCGAACCTCGTGGTTTCACGGTACGTTTCACCGTAGTATTGATTGGCATATTGAGGAGCATCGTTCCACAAACGTTCGTCACGTTCGAACTTCTTGTCGATCTCAGCGACTTTCTCGACGCGCTCTTCACGTTCGAACTTTGCTTGGACTTTCATCTTAGCTTTGAACTTGTCGTGAGCTTGACGAATCAGAGCCATACGGTCAGCGGTTGTTTGCATGTTCATACCATCCATTTGATTTCAGTTTCTGTTCGAAGGCAGCCTTCTCTTCATATGATATACGAAGTTCTGTCTTAAGACAACGGTTAACAAACTCTTTTATTGTGTAACCGCCAATTCCATTGTGGGTGACATAGTAGTACTTGTCCTCGCCCCACACATCATTAATGTACTTCGGCATTAGATCTTCACTCCACCAAATTCGCTAACACTGTAGCGGCCAATCTCGAACAGGTAAGCGGCAGCTTTAGCGACCTTGGAGGTGCTGTAGTAGTGCTCATCAATCAGCTGGCCATCTTTGCGGAACGTCACAGTCCAAGACCAATCTTCAACTTTGTGGCCGTTACGCTTGACTTCTGCCCATTCCTTAACTACTGTAGCTTTCAGCATGATCTGTTCTCCGTTGCTCATAGTAATAATATAAGGGCTATCGACACAAAAGTCAACAGCCCTTTTTGTTATTTTTAAAATTTGTTTTTGTGTTATTTCAACAGTTTAGCAAGAGTCGCTGGACCAGCAACGCCATCAGCAGTCAAACCGTTTGCAGCTTGCCATGTTTTCAAAGCAGCTTCTGTGCCAGGACCAAACACACCATCAGCAGGTGTTCCCATTCCAAGAGCTTCTTGCAACTTCTTGACCTGTGCACCACGTGAACCGACTTTAAGTGCGCGAGAGACCGCAGGAGCCGCGCTAGGAGCCGCTGCTACAGGAGCAGCTGGGGCATGATGCACCTCTTTCCCTGTAAGCAC